TCCTGCACAGCTACACGAATTTCATTTTCTTAATGAAAACAATATAGGTTCTATACCTAAAGAATTTAATTGTTTAGTTGGACATTATGATTTGGAAGGTGCTAAAGCATTACATTATACAAATGGAGGACCATGGTTTGATAGTTACAAAGACGCTGAAGCTTCTGAAGAATGGTGGAGAGTATACAACAGTTTGTAAAAAATAAACGTATTATATTTATCGGTAATTCTGTAGAGATTATGAACCATAATCTTTCAGAGTTTATCGATAAGTATGATATTGTTGTAAGATTTGGTAGAGCTATTGAGGCTACGCCACTACAAGAAAAGTCTTTAGGTACTAAATGTGATATATGGGTGACTGGTCAATTTAGAGCACCAGCATTTAATAATGTAAAAGAAGAGTTTGCTACAGGTAAATTTAAAAATACAAAAATATTAATAAATAGAAGTAGAGGTAACTTAGTTTTAAAAAATTGGGTATTAGAAGATAGACTGCCAAAAGATTTTCCAGAATATACTCAAATGTATTCTGATGAAGACTTAATTAGAATAATGGATCAGTTTGGCAAAGATTTAAGGGGTACTAATGATTATAGACCTAGCGCAGGTTTTATTACTATTATATGGTTTTTAGATAAAATAAAAACCTATAAAAGTATTGATCTTATAGGTTTTGACTTCTTCGCTAAAACAATTAATAAAAGACCTAAAGATAAACGAGGTAAAGTTAGTAATTGTGATCCACACAGTTGGCATTTGCCAGTATACGTTTTAAATAGACCAGCTCATGATAAAGACATGGAGCAGCAATATATGCGATCTCTTCAAAGAAGGGGATTAATAAATTGGCATATACTTTCAGATTTGAAAGAAAATGAAGTACCTTACACCGATTGGATGAGAGGTCAAAAAATTATGAAGACTGCACCTAAGTTTTCTAAGACATCAAAGATTGTGCCACGATCTCAGCAATAATTTCTACACACAACAATAATAAAATTGGTACAATATATTCCCACCAATCATACTTTCCGTTATTATTAAAATCAAAAAATTTCATTTTTTAGAAGCTAAAAACCAACAATAACCTTCGTTTACATTGGTTTCTAAAAATTCAAAATATGGTTCAAATTTTTGTAACCACCAATAGCCAGGCTTTATAGTTAAATGTAAATTTTGTCCAGTAACAGGAAAAGCTCCAGTAGCTGCCCTTGTACATATTTTATGATATGTCCACATATTACATTTATCGTATATGTGTTTTATAACATTATCAACTTTACC